ACGTTAATTGACTTCTTTCCGTGAACAGCAAGAGTTGACGAGGCTTTCCTAAAACTTTCGGCCATTGTTGCTGGTCCAATACCAAGTTGNGCTGCTGATANCGATAACGCCTTTGTAGCTTCCAGTGACTCTTGCGCTGTGAGGCCCATGGATGCTTGCATATCGTTCATTATTTCTACTACCTTTGAAGATTCAATCCCCAAACGGTCAAATGTAGCTACTTGCAAACCTATTTCTCTTTGTAAGTCTTTAGACATCTGGGCGCCACCAATAAGCTGCTGGTTAACAGCCTGTAAACCGCCGGCTGCTTTGTCAAAGCCAACTTGCGCTTCTATCGATTGCTTTTGTATAAGAGTTAATTGTCTTTGAAAGTCTCGACCTGTCCCTGTTGCTTTGGCAAACCCTGCGGATGCCTTGTCAGCAGCAAATGCTAGTGCGATTGTGTTTTCAACAATCCTTCCGAGAAGATTTCCAGCACTGAAGTTTTCTTGTAGGCTTCTTCCGAGAGCCGCCATTCCTTTTTCACTTGTCAAGATAGACTTAGCCATGTCTTTATATTTAAGAACACTCTTAGTCAACTTAGAGTTACCGATGCCTATTTTAGTTGCTATTCCACCGACAGTTGATTCTAATTGGTCGGACAACTCCTTCTCTTCTTTTCGAGATTCTATTCTTTTCTTTTGAAGTTCGGCTAATGCTTTAGCTCCATCCTCTGCTTTGTTCAAAAACTCTACTTCTTCATCACTTAAATTGATTTGTTGTTTTAGGTTGTTGATAAAAGTTTCTTGAAGTTTTCCTTGTTTGGTAAAGGCTGCTTCTTTTTCTTGTGCTAATTTTAATATCAAAGCCTCTTGTCTTCTTAAATTTTCAAAATAAGCATCATTGATTTGCCCCAACGATTGAAGTCTTCCAATCTCTTGTTCGGTCAAGACAGCTTTGTCTTCCAAGAGTTTGTTGATCTTTTCTAAGTTTGAAAGTTCTTCTTTTGTTGATTCTTCTGACATTTAGCGACCCTCTTAGTCTTTGAAAGGCCATTTAATGCCTGTTACTTGTTCAAACTGTTGGACTGCTTGATCTAATAGATTTTTCTTCTTTTTGGCTTGGAAATGATCTTCTCCAAAGTGCATGTAAGCATCTAAATACTCTTTTTGAGCCATAATGGCACGAGCATAGGCTTGAACATCTCTTTGTTCTCCACGAATAACAAAAGTCAAGGTATTATCATCCTCTTCCTTCATCATGTCTAAGCCCTTAACATCAGCTGTTAAGGTAACATCCTTATCATAAAGGTATTTTAGGAAAGTTTTGTTCCAAGAGGCAAGTGACCTCATCCAACTTTCGTTTAAAAGTTTCTTTTTTGTAAAATCTAGTATCATGTTAAAGTCCTCAGTATAGTAAATAGTTTAAAAACAAAAACCCGAAATTTACTTCCGGGTCTTTTTTGTGGCTTTCTCTTGAGCCTTCCTTTCTTCTTCAAATTGTTTAACCATTCTGTTGAAAAACCAATATCTTAGTCCAACTGGTAAACTATAAGCCTCGGAGAAAGACCAATTGCCGTGGTGTATTAAATTAAAGATCTGTTCGTAAACAGATTCCATATAGTTATTGTTTAGGCCAAAAAAAGTCCGCGCCAAACGGAACCTCCAATTCTTGCTCAAAACCGCAAGATGTACATTCGAAGTCGTCCTTTATTTTTATGTCCGGAGAAACGGCTTTATACGCGCTTCTAAGGAGTTTTGAGTCTCCAACAGGCATAAGGTCAATAAACTGTGAAATAAGCTTCCTATCAGTCTCTCCTTGCGCCGAAACGGTCATCATCTTATACTGATCAGTGATAGAAGTAGACTCAGTCTTTTTCTTCTTTGCATCAGTCATTCTTTTGATCATTAGCTTTTCATCTTTTCCAGTTAGTAACCTGAATTCTAGTGTTACCTTTGAAAGAGGAAGGTCTAGAATAAAGTTTCCATTCTCATTTCTTGTCATTGAACTGTCTTCTGGTATTTCCCCATGATGTATCTCTTGGTTATTGAGATTGAAAGTTAGATCGTTCTTTGCATTGCAATTGGGACATAGGATTTGGGTTTCATAAAGATTTCCATATCCAGATGTTCTTGCTGCGATCAATATTGCGTTCTTATCTCCTATTAAGATACTATCAACAGCCACATTATCATCCACTAGAACATTCTCTAGGAAGCGATCAACGGCTATTCCTTTTCTCAATAAAGACTCCGAACTTAAAATGTCTTCATCTTTTGCTGTCATGAATTTAATCTCTACAGCTTCTTTGCTAAAAAATGGATGTGACTCTGGATATCCAAGACCTTTTGATGGAAGGTCTACAAACTGTGTTGGGGATACAAAGTCGAGCAATCCGCTTTTCTGCTCTTTTGGTTGTGGTACATTAGGGGCTACCATCCTACCCTCATTTCTATTACTCAAATTTACCTCGCTTGTTATGTGTTAGATTTGCCTAAATAAGCATATTCGTAATGAAAAATCATAGTGACTGTGTTTATCTCTTCGGAAGAATAGTCAAGTGTTCCAAAGTCAACGCCTTTTAAAACCGGATTTACCAAAGTCCAAGTTTCTGAAAATTGTCCGGCTGAATCTTCTAAGCCGCCAATAGCAGCAGCTAATTCTGGATCATCTGCAAACTCTGATGCGGTTTTGAAACGCTGGGCATAAAACTTTTCAATTGTTATTTGAGTAACCCTACGTGTGTCTCCATCTAATTCTGTAAAAGTCGAACCATCACTGATGTTGAAAGATCCTTGTCCGGTAACCTTCTTTGCACCCTTAGTATCAACTAATGTTCCAAAGACCCTATGAGCGTTTGACATATAAGCTTCTTTGTTTATACCTTGTCCTGTTATTGGTTTTATGTCGTATATCTCAATCTCAACAGGGTTCCAAGTACCCTTACCAGTTGAGTATAAACTTACGTTACCTACGAGGTCTTCCTTTACTTCTACATCGTATTTTGGAAGAGTCACTCTTTTAGCATCCCATAATATACCAGTGTCTTTGTTTCCTACACTTACTTTAAAGTTATAGGACATTTGATGGTTTACGGTATTAGCCCAGAACACTATTTACCCCCTTTCGAAGTAGGTTCCGCCACCAGTAACATCACAAGAAGCCCAATCATACTTAAATGTAAGTTCAATTTCTCTCATATCTTCAGAAGAATANTCAAAGTCTCCAAACTTAACAGATGTGATGAAGGCATTGTTGAGAGTCCAAGTTTCCAAGTCTGCTCCGCTTTCGTCTGTCGCGATAAGTGTGACCTGCCCGTTGTTAGATACCAATTCTGATTTTGAAAATGTATCAAAAGCATCCCCATCTAGGTCGCCGAGTTTAGGAAGTCTATATCCTGCTGATTCAATAAGAAATAGAGTTTGGTTAACTACATCTTGAGAACCACCCGGGTCGATAAGAGTGACTGAGACGTCATTCCATTTAATTTTTCCGGGATAGTTGAAAACGTGATCACTGAAATGGTGCTCTACCGAACTAATTTCAAATGAAGGTGCCGTGATCGATTTAGCATACCATGCTACGCTATCTGAAAAGATTGTTACCTTAAATCTAAATTTTCTTTTTGGTTCCGCCGAAACATCTGTCCAAAATTTGTTGTCTGCCATGTCTTATTTCTCCTTGTTATCTTAAATAGTTTTCGTCATTAGAATTGAACACCAGATCTTGAAATAACAAAATCTACTGCTATGAATTCTACCGAACGTGTTGGCTTAATAAATATTTTTGCATACATTATGTTTCTATCAACATAATCAGCTGTCGTTGTACTATCATCAAGAACCAGTTTATATTCGCTAATACCCAAACGACTTTGCGTATCGGCTAAGATTCTATCTGCTTGGAACTTAAAACGTCTCCAAGTTGTTTTAACATTTTGATCAAATAGGATAGTGTTTGATACTAGACCAATTCTATACTTAAGATAGATCAAAAGTCTTCTAACATTAATTCTGTCTAATGCAGAACTTGTTTGTTGAAGTGTCTTTTGTCCAAAGATAACTATCTGGTTTAGAGAAGGGAATCTTGCAATTGGATTGATATTTGTTTGATATAAACGGTCTCTGTCGTCTTTTGTGAGATGTTCCCAAGTTCCTGTAACGATAGGTCCTTCTGGTCCACCCAGCTCGTTAATACCGCCTCTGTTAAAGCCTGCTGGTGCAAACCAAAGTTCGCTCATTCCTTGAGACTTACCGAGTGCTCCGATAGCAGCAACTGATGGAGGTGCAAAAAGAATATCACCAGAACCACCAACTCTATCTCTCAACCTTATCCAAGGATAATAAGTTGCAGCGTATGAGTTGTTGATCAAACGACCTTCAAGGTTAGTGATTGTTCCATTGATATCTCCAGTAGTAACTGTACCGTTGTTTTCATATCCGGGCTTATAACCACCGGGAATGTCGATAATCGCAAGACAGTCTTGTCTGGTAGATGCAAGAGACAGAACTTCATCTGTAATGTCTGTATTTGTAAGTCCGGGTATTGAAATGAGGTCGTAATTAACAGACTCGGCATCAGAAATACTTTCAATAGCTTTGAAAATAGAATTATAAGCATATGATGAAAGTCTTGTCTTGTCTGCTAAGTTTTTGTTTGAAAACTGTTCAACTTCTGTTAGGTCAAGTCCGTCGTGTCCACCGAATAGTGGTGCACTAAATTGTTTAACTTTCTTCTCTAGAAGTTTAGAAAGTCCAAGTCCACCATCTCCAGCGATTGAGTGGTTTGCTGTACTACCAGTACTATAAGATCCTGACTGATGAAAGAATTCGTTCGTTCTAGCGGCACTACCTGAGCAAATATCGTCCATAGTAAAGATGAAAGAATACTCAAGAGAATCTGGAAGAGCCTCTCCTTCACCTAAGTGATGTGTTAGTGTATTGCTAGCGTTTGTTGGTAGAACACGGATGATATCGTTGTAAGAATCATCACGGTGAATTGATGTGCCTTTATGGTGCCTTACACCTTGCAATGCAGAAGCAGCAAAGTTTTTACCATTTGAGTTTGAGTTTTCTTCGGTCAAACGAAGTGACGGAAATATTACCGAAGCTGAATATCGATGAGGTAGATTTGCGAAAAGTTCTGAATCTCCACCGTGACAAGCAATAACTTCATTTGCAAGGACAAAAGAGTGAGCAAAGTCATCTGTGTCTGTACCAGCAGTAACTGCGCCGGGAACCTGTCTATTGGAATCATCTCCCGATTCAGACCAAGTAAAGGTCCAGTGAGAACCAGCCGACTCAGCAAAGATTGACACAGTGGCTGTAGCGTTAGATGCCTCATATCCCGGCAATGCATTAAGAGCAATAGCAACTTGTGCTGCATATTTCTCATGCGTGTTCCCAGTCCCTGAACTATCTCGTGTGTCTACAGTCCAGACATAGACTCCGGTGTCTAGTAACCATGCAACTGAGTTAGCAGAAGCTGCGGCTCTAACTTCGTACACAAAGCCATCAGGATGGTTAAATATTAATTTTCCGCCATCATCGACGTGATCACCAGTGTATACAACAGCAGCTGTTGCTCGAATACCACCATCGGGTGCAGTTTGATCAAAGTCGGCAAGTGCATTGACTCCCTTTGAGCCATAAACTAGTGAGAATCCTTTTGGACGAAGAGGTCCGTAGAATCCAACAGGTAAAGCGTGTCTATCGCTCAAGCCTGCTTTGAGAGCTTCTGATACTTCAATATAAATATAGTCAGAGTTATTTCCGTACTCTCCACGAACATTATATTTTGCATTTGTAGAGTCCCATTCAAGATATTGGTCTCCAATGATTTTGGCTATATAACTTTCAGATGAAGGGTCAAGGTTTAAACCGGAATATTGCTCAACAACATCTCCATTCTTTTTAGCAACTTCTAAAGTAAATGTTGAATTTGGATTTAAAGTGTTTCCTAGAGCTAGGTCACGTATATTAATATGATAGTTGTTTTGTAACCATTCTCCATCGTGCAAAGCAACAACTCGGAATAGTTTTTCTTGAGTCGGTTGTCTGTTGATAAACCAACCAGACTTTGCAGGAAGCATGTCTTTGTAGTGGTCTGACCAATTCAGAGAGCCAGAGTCAAGAGCAACAAGTATAGCTTGTTGTGCTCCGACTGATGTGCTGGTATTTCCAGCGACAGCTACTTCATAAGTTTCACCTAAGAAATAATTTTGATTGGTTATACCGAAGTTTTTATTTGCTTGAAGCAATTGCGGGTTGGTATTGAATACGTCTCGGATGTAGTCTTTAGATCCGGGAGTCAAATCGAACGTAAACTCAGCAGCTGCGGCTGCACCAGTTCCACCACCTGAATCACCAGACATCTTATCGTTCGCGGTGTAAAGACACATTTTAAATTTATTAGCAGCTCCGCCAAGAGACTTTATCAAAGTACCAGCAGAAGCAGTAACATCAGATACTGTTCCAGCAACTGTTCCAGAAAGAGTTAAAGCGGCTCCTTTTGTGTAAAAGACAGCAGCAAGCGAACCAGTGGATACTAATTCAGCGGTATCATACGAAGAAGAAGGGATAATAAAAAGCCCATAAGCTGTATTTGTTGAAGCTGGTAGCTTATTCGGATTAGCAGACGTGCTAACCGACCATCCAGCGGATTCAGCGTTAGAATCAGCAGAAGTATCAGCCTCTCCAAGTAGCCTTACAAAAGTAACAGGTGTGGTTTGTGAAGCAAGGTGAGCCTGTGCAGCATAGACACCATAGGTTGGTCCTAAACTGTTTCCTTCTCTCCATACATCGTTATCTTTTCCACCTTTACCGGAAATTCCTTTTCCGAAGATGGTATTAAAGTCATCAAGTGTTTTAACCTTAATTGGTTTCATTGCGGGGCCTGATAAGGCTCTTCCAATTATTAGAGGTCCAACGTCATCAGACACTACATCTGGTATGCGACTCTCGTCAATTTCACTTATCAATACACCGGGTGAAACAAAATCAAATTTTCTAGGCATTAAATTATCTCCTTATTAATACATTTATCTCTTATAAATAGTAAGATAAAAGCGCAAACGCTTTAATCTCTATAATCCTTGTCTTTCTTTTTCCAAGGGATTCGGTCTCCAATAATTCTACGCTCTCCTGTGATTCTAACTTTTACTTGGTTTTCTCTTCTAGCAAGGTCTGGTTTCTTTCTAGAATATCCCTCTCCATTGAGATGACCAAGCACTTTTATATCAATTTTTGTCTCAAACATTCTTTCGTCTTCGCCAATGTTTGCAGTATTGTTATTCATAGAGAAGTCTTGCTGGATGAATGCTTCATATCTATGACCATCGTTTTGGAATATAAAAGAGTTTATCTGACCGGTCCTTGTTAAGAACGGTTGCATCAAATCATTCATCTGTTGCTGATATTCTGTTCTCAAGGTGATCGAATAGGTCATAGTGACGTAAACAGGTATTGGAGTATTGTAGGTTTCGTAGATAATTTGATTATTTTCGTCAACCTTTCCTGTTTGTTGTTTATTTTTGCTGTTTTGTTGTGCTATGGAGGACTGAAAGTTTTGTGTCTTGTCTTGGTTTATCCTTGAATCAACAGGGACAGTTCCTCCTCTATAATCATCAACTTCTAGTAGGTTGGCTTGATAAGCCCCTTTAAAGTTTGGATCTTTAACCATCGATGATCGATTAACAGTAATCAATGGAAGTATTAGTTTACCAACTTTGTCTCTAATCCTTACATCTTTTTTGATTTGCCAAACTCTTTCTGAGCCTAACCATAGTACTGGTACTTTATAGATACCTTTGTTTGTCTTTGTATGGATATCTAATGAATTGTGGACCCACTCATAAAGACCAGTGTCAATAGTCTCTATCGAAGAAGCTTTAAAGTGTATATATTCATCTTTATTCGGCATTAAATACTCCATCTCGTGCTCTAATGCAGTCTGCTACAATTTCAAACTGTACATCTGCTTGACCAAATAGGTGTTTGGGCTCGTTTGTTTTAACTATTTCGTAAAATATCTTTCCATACTTTACAAAATCACCTTCTCTAATAAATAGGTCCTGATCTTCTGTTATTCGTCTCTTATGAAACATAACTTTCAAACCAGTTTTCTTATCAAGAGCCATATTTTCGAGAAAGTTGGTCTCGACACCTTGATACTCAACTCTTGCGAATACTCTTATCGGTGGTAAGAAGGTCTTCTCTATTGCTTCTCCGTATAACGGGTGAAAGTTGGTATGTTCAATATCAATTGGAAAATAAAGCAACTGTTGACCTGCAACTCGTTCAATAATCTCATCGTTGACTTGTTTTACAAGATTCTTTTCCTTCTCTCCAAGAAACATTGGAGGAGGTGGTGCATCTGGTTTCTTCCATTTATTATCAGCCATTGTGTTATCCTACAAATATCTTAAGTGGAGTATCGGCTATGATATCTTTCGCCTTTTCAGTCATAGCAGCATCAGTTTCTATAAGCTTACTGTATGTTATCTCATCTAGTTGCTTCTGTAGTTCTTCTTTTAATGCTTGCCTTTCTTCTTTTGCTTGTCCTAACAAGTCTGATGCGTTGAGACTTATGTTATCTCCGGGAATTGGTATGTTACCGCCAAATTTTCCTCTAACTTGGCCAAGAATCTCCTTACAAAGAGCTAAAGCATATCGCCTGATCCATTGTTTACCAATCGAGTTGATACTTTCATACGGAAGATTCTCAAAAGGAATCGTATTCATGTTGTTTACACCGTCCAAGCCCATATTATTATCATCAGTCCAAATATTCCCATCTTCAATTGTAAATTTAAACCAGAACTTCTCTGGCGAGACAGACGAGGGTATCGGAAAGAGTCGAAGTTGATTATCTATTATCTCATATGAGTAATGAGAAGTTCTTGTGTAAAGGTGATCTTCATAGGACATTGCTTGAATCTTATTTTGCCAAGCTGGAATGACCTGAAATGTTGAGTCATCAGCGTATTGCCCATAGGTATGCATATCTCCAACGACATTTAAACCACCATAGTATCCATAAAATCTCCACATCTGTTGAGGGGATACATAATACATCTGTCTTATCTTGACTCTTGGGTTCCCAACCATTTTATTGTAAAAAGGTGAACTACTGTCGTTTGCTGAAGATGACACGATATTCTGAAGATCGTAATCTTGTTTTTCCGCAACAATATCTATAGAAGCGCTGTAAATGGCCTGTGTGCCTCCTATTCCGGCTTCCGTGGCAAATGTGTCACCAATGCGAAAAGCGGCCTCAAATGAGAACTTGGGATATTTTAATGCATAATCTTGAGGACCTTCAGTGATTTCTCCTCTATGATTAAAAGAACCAGTTTCTGAACCTAGTGCAGAACCAATTACATTTTTGGTTTGATGCATGTTTATAATGTAAGAGTATTCTAAGCAAGACTCTTCATAAGCAGCAAATACACTGCCGCTTGTTATCTCGACATCTAATACATCTCCGCCCAATCTTTTGTACACAAAGGCAACTTGAGCGACTGCTCCTGTAACGAAAGCAACAGAACCAGAATAGGCTCCTATGGGACATGCATCCGTAACTTCTGATAGGGCAGCAGTAGAGCCATTAAAGTTGGCTGTCTTTGGTAAAACTATTGCTGATGTGGTTGAGGTTGGTGTTAAAGTAGGTAATGACATTCATTATATCTCCGTTCTATTGTAAGTAGTTTTGCTTCAAAGAAAAAGCCCCAAGCATATGCAAGGGGCAACGGAGGACTAATATTATATTAGTAATTAGTTTTCTTTCTTTGAGACTTCTTTTTTCTTAGCAGCAGCGGCTTTCTTTTTAGCGGCCTGTTCAGATTTGCGCTTTGCTGCGGCATCTGTTCTCTTCTTACGTTCGGCCTCTTCAACAGCCTTTTGTTTGGCCTCTTCGGCTCTGCGTTTTGCTTCTGCTTCTTGTTGAGCTTTGCGAGCAGCATCTTGTGCGGCTTTAACAACAGCTTCTGCTTCAGCTTTCTTTTTGGCTTCTTCGATTGGATCAACAGGAGCATGGGCGCCAAGTTGTTCTCTTATTGCTTTTGCTTCGGGAGTTCCTTCTTGAGCCTGTGAAAGTTGTTGTAATAGCTTTGCCTTACGGGCTCTGCTCATAAATTTAACTTTGCTTGACATATTTGTCTCCTTGTGATATTATACTAAATAGTATCATTTAAAAGAAAAACCCCCAACCATAAGGAAGGGGGTTCTTACAATTACTTGACAACTAAGAACTACTAAACAGTTCCGTAAAGCGTGATAAGGATTTTACCTTTTGTATATGCAGCATCTGTAGCATCTCCACAAACTAAATACAAAAACTTGTCCGCCGGAAGTACAACATCTACAATAAAACCAGTATGATTACCTAAAGTAAGATCACCACTGTTTATTAACTTAACTGGGCTTGTTAAGGTAGAAGCCGCAGCATCTTCAACACCTGCATT